CCCCACTAAGCGCACAGGAGACCCCATGTCTGTCACCATGACCGACGACCAGGAAGTTTCGTACTCCGTCCAGGCCGAGGACGACAAGGGTGCCCCCGTATCCGACACGCTCACCTGGTCCGCCGACGACAACGGCGCCGTCGTGACCGTCACCCCGGCCGCGGACGGCATGTCATGCGTGTACGCCGCGGTCGCCCCCGGCACCGCGACGGTCTCCGTCACCGACGGCACCCTGTCCGCCTCGGACCTGATCACCGTCACCGCCGGCGCGGCTGCCTCCCTGGTGCTGACCCCGGGCACGCCTGCTGCGGAAGGTGCGTCGACCACGGCCCCCGCAACGCCTGCCGCACCGGCAGCGCCGACCATCACGACCACGCCCGGCACCTCCAACTGACCCCCGGCGCGGAGGTAGAAACATGGCCACGGGAGCACGTAACGGCCGTGGCCAGTACCGCCGTACCCGCGAGTCCGCCGCCCGTGACATGCGGGCGGCGGAACTCCACGGCCAGGGCTGGACCTACCAGCGGATCGCCGGCGAGCTCGGGTTCGCCGGGTCAGGGAAAGCCTGCGAAGCGGTCCAGCGTGCGTTCGCGTCCATCCCCATCGAGGGTGCCGAGCAGGCCAAACGGCAGGATCTTGAGCGCCTCGACCGGCTGATCGAGAAGAACTGGGAAGCCCTGGAACGCCCCCACGTCGCCGTGTCCAACGGCCGGGTGGTCCGCCGGTTCGTTGGCATCGAGATCGACGCGGACGGGATTGAGCGCCTGGACGCGGACGGGAAGACGATCCCGGTGTTCGAGGACGTCATGGATGACGGCCCGGTCGCGGTGCATTCGACGGTGATCCTGCGGCTGATCGAGAAGCGCAGCAAGATCTTCGGCTACGACGCTCCGGTCAGGTCCCGGGTGGAGATCATCACCGAGGACGTGGTGGATGCGGAGATCGCCCGTCTCACGGCGCTGGTAGGCGAGAATGACCCCGATCGTTCAGGCGCCGTCTGAGAAACTTCAGCGGCTGCGTGAACTTCAGGCCCGCGCCGCGCGGATCAAAAGCGGCGTCGCGAAGTATTACGACGATCCGGTCGGCTTCGCCGCTGACTGCATCGACTGGCACGACGACGGGCTGACCGGCTACCAGCAGGAGATCATCGGGGACCTGCCGTCCCGCAAGCGGATCTCGGTGCGGGGCCCGCACGGTCTCGGTAAAGGGTGCACAGCGTCCGTGACAGTCCTGTGGTTCGCGCTGACCCGCGACGCCGCCGGGGTGGACTGGAAGATCCCGACGACGGCCGGGTCATGGCATCAGCTCACCCAGTACCTATGGCCGGAGATCCGGAAATGGGCCGGTCGGCTGCGCTGGGACAAGGTGCGTGACGGCCGGCCGTTCACCCGTAATGAGCTGCAGAACCTGAATCTGCGTCTCGCTCACGGGCATGCCTTCGCCGGGGCGTCCGCCAACCCGGGACTGATCGAAGGCGCGCACGCCGACTCGCTGCTGTTCATCTACGACGAGTCGAAGATGATCCCGGCGATGACGTTCGACGCCTGCGAGGGTGCGTTCTCCGGCACCGGTGAAGCACTCGCGCTGTCCTTGTCCACGCCGGGCCCGCCGCAGGGCCGGTTCTACGACATTCAGTCCCGCCGCCCCGGCTATGAGGACTGGCACGCCCGCCACGTCACCCTCGACGAGGCCATGGCCGCCGGCCGCATCTCCCCAGCGTGGGCTGACCAGCGCGCCCTTCAGTGGGGCACCTCGTCGTCCATCTACGTCAACCGTGTCCTCGGCGAGTTCCACGCCGGCGACGAGGACAGTGTGATCCCGCTGGCGTGGGCTGAGGCCGCGGTGGAACGCTGGCTCGAATGGGACCTGGCGGGACGGCCGGGCACCGAACTGGACTATCCCCGCACGGTCGGCGTGGACGTGGCCCGATTCGGCCAGGACCGTACTGTTCTCGCGGTCCGCAACGGCCACGTGCTGACGGAACTGCGCCGGTCGGCCAAGGAAGACACCATGCAGACGACGGGCCGCGTGGCCGGCGTCCTCGCCGCTGACCCAGCCCGCACGGCCATCGTGGACGTCATCGGTATCGGTGCGGGCGTGGTGGACCGGCTCCGGGAGATGGGCTGCAAGGTTCAGGCGTTCAACGCCTCCGCCGGCACCGACCGCCTGGACGTGACCGGCGAGTTTTCCTACAGCAACAGCCGCAGCGCAGCTCTTTGGTCACTCCGCGAGCAGCTCGACCCCTCGGCAGGCTCGAATCTGTGCCTCCCCGACGACGAGATGCTGCTCGGTGACCTGTCCGCGCCGCAGTGGAAGGTCACCTCGAGCGGGAAGATCGCCGTCGAGTCCAAAGACGAGATCGCCAAGCGCCTCGGCCGCAGTACGGACGACGGCGATGCCTGCGCAATGGCGTACTGGTCCCGGTCACTGCCCCACAAACCGTCCGCCCGCCACTGGGCCGTCCACGACGAACTCGAGCGCATGACCCAGGACCCGGCCGCGAGGATGCGTGCCCGCCTCGGCCAGGACTACGACCGCGAGGACAACTGGTCCGCGGATTCGTTCGCCCCGCAGGCCGACGACGGCCGGCCGGAACGCCCCAACGTCAGGTCATGGCGGTGAGGCTGTAGTGCACTACGGGCTGCGATACGGTGCCGCCTCTTCTCTGCGGTTACGCATGGCCGCCGCCGCCCACGTCAGTCATCCCCGGCCTCAAGTTCGGCGACCCTTTGCCGTAGCCGCTGATTTTCAGCCAGCAGAGCGTCAAAAAGGGATTGACTGACGCGCGGGCGCTTATTGCGCTCCTGCTCTTGAGCCGTTGCCCAGCAGCAGTTGCCAGGCTCGTAGTTCCCGTCGTTATCTATTCGCTCAAGGGTGTGTTTTGGACTGGGCTTGACCCCCATGTCCTCAATGAAGTTCCTCAGCCCTTCGGGGCCGGTCCACCGCTCGCAGACCCGGATTCCCCGGCCCCCGTAATCGGCATAGTTACGGGTCTTTGGGTTGGAGCACCTCCGGTGCATGCTGTTCCACGTGTGGTAAAGCGGGTGGCTGTGCAACCCGTGAGTGCTGAGGGTCCGTACCGCCAGCATGCGCGTGAGTTCGTCGCGGATACATCCGCAAGATTTGGTCTGGCCGTTCTTCAGAAGCTGCGCGCGAATCCTCTTCTCTGTGCCACATTCGCAGCGGCAAAGAACGGTGACCGCACTCCCGGACTTGGGTGAACCCTCAACGACCGTCAATCGGCCGTATTTCTCGCCCGGGTTGATAGGGATGGCTTTCACCAGCTTGTCCTCACGTTCTGGCCGACGTCGGCGGGACTATGCCACTGCGTACCCGGGATGGTCCAGCACACCGGACGGCCTGTCCATGAAAGATGCCCCAGGCGGGGGACACGATGCGGCGGCTGGGATTCCCGCCCTGAGCCCGTAGTGCACTACAGCCTGACGCTCGCCTGAGCCCCCCTGTAGTGCAGCCGAGACAGGAGGGAGGTCCCGGGATGCTTCTCGCCTTCGTGCAGACGCTCGTCAACCTGCTCGCCGGCCTGGTCTAGGCCCCGCTGCCGTGACCGGGCGGGGAATCCTGGCGTGGCTCCGCCCGGTCGCACGCCTGTAATGGCATCGGAGGCGTTCCATGGCCTCACCTGTAGTACAGGTCCGCATCCCCGAAACCGTCCTCGCCGCTGTCGACGAGGTCCGCGGGGACGAGTCCCGGTCGGCGTGGATCCTCGGCGCGATCGGCCTGCGCCTGTCCCCGCTCGCGGAGGCGGTCGCCGCTGTCATCGACCCGGCCGCCGATCCCGCCACCGTCATCCCCGCCGCGGTCCTCACCGGCAAGGCGGCGCGGGAAACGTGCCCGCATCCGAAACGGCGGGTGATTAAAGGATTTTGTGGGAATTGTGGGACCGGCGGACTGAGCTAAAAGGGCGCTGACCTGGTAGAATACAGGTACGAAATATCCCGGCGGGTGAGGGTGCAGGAACACCCTTTATCACCCCCGGGCATGGACGATCTGAGAGAGCAGACCGACATGCACAACGATAGCCCCGAGACGTTCCTCCATTACGGTGAGCCCGAAGAGTGGCGGCCCGTCGTGGGCTGGGAAGGTCTGTACGAGGTGAGCGACCTCGGCCGCATCCGCAGTCTCGACAAGACTGTCGCGCGCGGGCGGAAGCACACCGTGAAGATTTTTATGCCGGCCCGCTTCATCGGCCAGTACCGGATCGGCCGGTACCGGAATTACTGGGGCGTGGTACTTCACCGCGACGGTAAGCGCAGGCTGCGGATGGTGCACCGGCTGGTCATGGACGCGTTCGTCGGGCCGCTGCCACCCGGCTTGGAGACCCGCCACGGGCCGGCGGGGTCGCTGGATAACTGCATGAAAAATCTTTGCTACGGGACTCCGGCGGAAAACACTGCCGACCAGTTCCGTGATGGCGTTCACCCTATTGGCAGTGTGCAGGTCAACGCCGTCCTCACCGAGGCCATCGTCCGTGAATGCCGGGCGCGTATGGCGAGCAACTTGGCGCGCATTGGGGAGCTTGCTGCGGAGTTCGGTGTCAGCAACCAGTCCATGAGCAAGGCGGTTCGCGGCAAGACCTGGAAGCACGTACCGGGCGGCGTTCCCACGAACCGGCCTCGGCGACGACGGGTGGCCTTATTGGGCGCGAGGCGGTGAGCTGACGTGGCGACCGTCCTGTACACGGCGCTGACGGAACTGGCGGTCCGCAGCCCCATCGCCACGTGGTTCTGCCCGGTCAACGGTGTCCTGCCCCTTGACCCGGCCAAGCCATCCACGGCCGCGCTGCTGAGTGCCGGCAAGATCACGCCTGCGCCGGACGATGCCGTGGATGATTGCACTCCGGCAAATATCGTGCGCGGCTTGCCCGGAATCAAGGCACCGGGGACCGTCTCAAACTGAGCCTGACCTGCTAGAATGGACGTGATAAACCCCGGCGGAGTGAGGGTGCGCAAACACCCCAATCACTCCCCGGGAGCGGCCGATCTGATGAGAGCAGACCGACATGGCAAGGGTAAAGCACGACCCGCTCGTCTACTACGCGCGCCGCGATGGCCTGATCAAGATCGGGACGACGGCCAATATCCGGTCGCGGCTCGGCGCGCAGGGCCTTTACGACCTCCTTGCGATCGAGCCCGGCTCCTACGACTTGGAAACCCAGCGACACGAACAGTTCGCCGAGCATCGGCTGTCGCCTCGCCGCCCGGTCGGCGGACGTGGGCGCGGCCCCGCCGAATGGTTCCGGCCCGGCGCGGACCTGATGGCGCACATCGAGGCGCTCCGTGCGATCTGCGTCCTGCCCGAGCTTCGCAGCCAAGTTCCGCCACCCGCGGACGGCCGCTATGCCACGGGCACCCAGGAATACCACAACCTGCACAGCCGCATGAGACACGCACGCGGGAAGGCCAGCCTCCAGCAGTGCGTCAGGTGCGACGAGCCGGCCGCCCACTGGGCACGGCTGCATGAGACCAACGGCATGGACATCTGGAACGACTACGTTCCCATGTGCATCAAGTGCCACCGGGCGTACGACCTCGCCGGCGTGCCGAAGTCTGCTGAGCACCGTGAGCGGTTGTCCCAGTACGCGCTGAACGAGCGCACCGATGAGCACCTGCGGAAGATCAGCGAGGCGCTCAAGGGTCGCAATGACATCGGTATGGCCGGCAAGCATCACTCGGAAGCGACACGCCGGAAGATGAGCGACGCTCAGCGCGGCAGGATGCCGTCCGCCGCGACGTTTCGCGGGCAGGCACTCCGCCGCTATGGCCCAGGTCCAGGACAGCAGACTTTGTTCTAGCCGCGATGGGGGGCGCTCGTGGCCCCCGATCCGCAGAAGGCCCGGATCGTCGCCTTCCCTGATCTGAAGCCAGCGGATCGCCGTGATCTGATGCGCGGGGAACTGGGTACGGAGTTTGACCGTACCCAGATGTTCGGGTCATACATGAATGGCGACATTTTTGACTATGGCACCGTTACTGCCAGAGACTACGCGACTATGCTCGAAAGGGATGGGCAAGCCGCCGCACTCGAAGCGGTCCTGACATTGCCCATCCGGCAGGCGTCCCGCGCCATTGAGCCCGGCAAGCATGACTCTGGCGAAGCGGACCTGTGTCACTCGGTGCTGTTCGCGCCGGGCACGTCCGGCGGCATGAAGACGCCGCTGCAAGATGTGATCGGCCAAGTGACCTCAGCTCAGGTGTATAAACTCGCCTACTTTGAAAAGTGCTTTAAGATCCGCGAGGAAGACGGTGCGGTCGCCTACGACAAATTGGCGTACCGCCCGCCTGCCACCTGTGAACTAAAGCGTGACGCCCGTACCGGTGCAATGGATGGCTTCAGGCAGTCCGTCTGGCAGTTTGGCGTCCAGCTTCAGCCGAAGCAGTCAACGCAATTTCCCGGATATGTCGAAATTCCCCGGGTCAAGAGCTTTGTCCACGTGAATGGTAAGCACCGCCAGCCATTGACGGGGACAAGCGAATTGGCGTTGACGCACTGGGTTTGGCAAACCAAATTGAAGCTTTTGTATTTGTGGTTCGCCTTTCTTGAGCAGCAGGCACTCCCGAAAGTCGTCGTGTATGGCCAGGATCAGCGTGAGGCGAACGCGAAGGCGGATGACATCGCCTCGCTCCGCTCGAGCGGCGTGGTCGGGTTCGCCCGTGACCCGCAGGGCGCGAAGTCTTTCGAGATCCTGGAGTCGGGCGGCAGCAAGGGCGCGAGTCAGTTCGCCGACGCCCTGTCCTTCCTGGAGACCTGGCAGACCGCCTCGGTCCTCGCCGGCTTCACGGGCCTGTCTTCCCTGGCCTCGATGGGCCGCGGCAGCCTCGCCCTGTCCCAGGACCAGTCGGCGTTCTTCCTGAAGTCCCGGCAGGCCATCTCCCTGGAGATCGCCGAGTCCATCACCCACGAGGTCATCGCCCCCCTGGTCACCCTGAACTTCGGGCCGGGCGCGTCCTACCCGCGGTTCACGTTCGGGGCCCTGTCCGATGAGTCCGGGTCGCAGCTGGTGACCCTGTTCCAGGCTCTGGCGGTGGCTCCGGCGCTGCAGGTGCCGGCGGGGATCCTGGACATCATCACCGAAAGATTGGCCACGTTCCTGAACCTGGACGTGGACGCGGTCACCCAGATCGTGCAGCAGGGCGCGAAGGACCGGGAGTCGCAGGCGGTCGCGCAGGCCCCGCCGGGGATGCCGCCCCAGTCGGCGGCGGCGCTGGGTCATCTGGCGGGCGGGACGGCGGCGGCGACGAAGATAGCGAAGGAGGCGCTGGCGAAGGCGGGCGCGCAGCCGTTGCCGGAGGATGTGACGCAGCCGTACAGCGTGCCGAACATGGGTGCCAGCACGAAGGCGTAGGGTCACTGCCGTGAGTCCTGATGACCCGGTGGTCATAACCGCCTACTGCGCGCCCGGCCGGAAAGGCGCCTCGGAACTGATCCTCGCGCTCAACGGCGATCCGGGCTGCAACGTCGTCGAGCATCCGTACATGACCGGCCGAACCGACGTCATCCTCGTGAGCCCGTCGGCGCTCGGCGCTGACCCACCGTTTCCCACCCTGTTCCCGTGAGATGCGCTGGCGGGGTGAGGTCCGATGACCGCACCGGCCGCCACGCAAACCCAGCCACCACCCCAGCAGGCCCCGCAGCAGCCCCAGGACGATGACCACCTCGTGGCTCTCATCGTCGCCGCTCTGGCCGCCTACTGGACCGCTCAGGCGCTCACACGGGCTCTGCGGGCCCCGTTCAAGGCTGCGGGGATCTCCGGTGCCGCCCTGTCCGCTACAGCCGCCCTGGTGGCCTCGTGGCCGCATGAGGCGATGGAGGGGACCGGCCCGGCGCAGCGATGGGCACTGAGGGCCAATCTCGCCCGGCGGGCGTCGTTCTTTCTCCACGCGGCGCGGCGGACACAGCAGGCGATCGTCGCGGCCCGGTCGAAGGGTCAGCCGGTGATGGCCGCGATCCGGGACGCGCTGGCCACCGAGCGGCGCTTCATGGCGCTCCACGTCCAGGCCAGTACGGGCCGGGTGCAGGCAGCGTCAGCGGTAGACGGCGCGGCGGCCACGTACGGGAACCTGCTCGGGTGGCAAGCGACCAAAGACAAACGGTGCACCCCGGGTTGCGCCAAAGCCAGCGGGAAGAACTTCCACGCCGACCGGCCGCCGATGGTTGAAGGTCACCCGGCGTTCCCCGGCATGGTCCACGGAGCAACCTGCCGGTGTATCCCGGTGAAGCCGTTTAAGGGTGCCCCGGTGCTTCCCTAGCCAGCCAGTCCATGGCTGAGCGGCGGATCGCTGCGGCCTGTTCCGCCGACAGCCGGCGTTCGGCGCACTCCCGCTCGAAGCGGGCGGGGTCGGTCAGGTGACTGAGGTAGTCGCCGTAGTCGCGCTTTCCCTGCCGCCATCGTGGCAGGTACATCTGGGTGAACCAGTGATCGGCGCGGGTTTCCAGGCCACGGTCAGTAGGGGCATCGATCCAGTCGCCGACCGCCTCGAAGGCGTTCCGCATCACCACGCCGACGGTGATGCTGGAGTCCTCCGAGTCGATTGTCGCGCCATACCAGGGCACCCGGCGCGGGGTGCTGGCCACGAGCCGGATGACTGACACGGCATCGCGTACCTCTTGCGAGGCGTCGCGCAGTTCACGATCCACGCGGTCAATGGCCTGCTGGAGCGCGTAGCAGCTCAGTTCGCCGATGTGCTCGGGTACGTCACGGCTCATCCGGTCATCGTAGACGGGGCGGTGAACCTGCCCGCGTGACCTGCCACCTGTGCCTTGAGCGTGTCCCGTTCGCGAGGATCGCCGATCACATGCGGCTGCTGCACCCGGACCTCGTATGGCCTGGCGACGACCCTGGCGACGCGAGAGCAGAAGCGTGGCCGGATGGGGAGCCCGTCGTGTACGAGGACGCCGGGACGCTGGCGGACATGGCATGAGCAGCGACGACTAGGAGTGATCCGGTGCAAGATTTCCAGGACCGCGGTGAGAGCGAGCGTCAGCGGCTCGGGATCGACGGCACAGCAGGCGACGCGCAGGACGTCCCGCACCCGTACGTTCCCGATGGGGAGCCTGGAAGCGCCTGCGTGGTGTGCGGACTAGGCCGGCGTCACCGCAAGCACA